TGCATCAAATTTTTGCCAAGGTAATTTTTCTTCATATGATCTAACTAAACCATTAATTACTTCATCAGAAAATGTAGGATTACTTCTTTTTAAACTAGCTGTAGCAAATACTCTCCATGCTTCGATATTATTTTGTATTTTTCCTATATTAACAAAACGATTAACATAATTTTTACGTAAAGGATTTTTTTTTAATTGTTCTAAAAAATTAATTTCATCATCAATAAGTTTTTTAAATTCTTCATTGGAATATTTTTTTGTTTGTTTAGTACCATTACGAAGGCGCATTGTAATAACAACTTGTTTTCCTTGACTTTCTCCCAGACGTTTTTGTAATGTACCAATTAACATTTCTTGTTCATTTAAACGAACTTCTGAATCTTTAATTTTTTTACCTATATAATTGTAATATTCTTTTGCTTTAACTTTACCTGACATTACTTCAGCAATATCATCTACATAATTATCATCTAATAAAGATAAAGTAATACGTTGGTTAAATTCTTTAAAAGGAATAGGATTAGAATTATTCGTTTTATATTTTTTATATAATTTTTGAATATCCATAATAGTATATCCATAAACTTTGTTATCTGCTTTAAGCCATTGTTCTAAAGAATGAGTATTAGGTATGCCTTCAAAATTACCTTTAGTTAATAAAGGGGAATGTAATATTTGTTTACCAAATTTAATGGCTGTTAAATTACCTGTGTTAACTAATCGTTGTATAGGATTCCAATTAGAAGATTCTCCCATACTTTTTAATACAGTTTCTTGAAATCTTTCTAATTCTAATTCTTCCATATATTTAGTTTCATTTGCTAAATATTTTTGTTGTTCAAATTTATTAAAAGGAATTGTTTCTTTTCTTGTTAATGCGTGTTGATTAATTCTATTTTCATAAGAAGCTGTACTTTCTCCATCTAATCTATCAATGTATGTATGAGCTTTTTCATGGTTCATTACAAACTCTTGATATTCTTCAACTGTTTTAAATTGGTTTTCAGGTAATGGATTAACACCTTTTGTTTTAGGCTTTGTCCATGCTTTGTTTTTAAAATCCAAAGCAATCTTTTTAGGATTAATGTAAATTTTCATTACACCATTTTCAACTGCTCGAAATGCTCCCACTTCTTCATATCCTTTTGGTGGAAGTTCTCCTTCTTTTAACTTAATTGTTTTACCTTCAGCGTTTCTATATTTAAGTGTTGGGCCTTCTATTATTTCAATTTTAGTAGCATTAATTATAGAATTTTTTTCATCAACAATATCGTTATGTTTAATAAAACTATCAACTAATTTTTTATCTTGCTGTGTTAACCCTTTAAATCTAGGTAACAACATATTTAATATAAAATTACCTCCTATAATTGCATACCCTTCTTCTTTAGTTCTATCTTCATCAATTAATTGTTTACCAAATTCTTCAACACCCAATACTGTACTTGTGTTAACAGCTCGTTTAATTTTACTTGTTTGATATAATGGAACAGCCATACGTGTAGCTAAAAAAACATTACTAACATCCATTACACCACCAAATATTCTACCAGCTATATATGAAGGTTGACTTTCTATTTTTGTCATCATTTCTTTTCTTTTTGTAACTAAATAATCAAAATGATCGTGACTTGTTGCTTGAGAATAATATTCTTGGTCATTTAAATAATGCCATCTATGAGAAGGGTCATCATCTTTTGTAACCATGTATGTTGGGTCAGCAGTAAAATGTGGTGGTGGATTAAGATAATTATCAATAGCCATAGCTACAAAATTTTCATCATTAAATCCTTCCATAAAGTCTGCTCCTTGTTGGGTATCCAACTGAAACATTTGTGACCAATCAAATTTATTTTTAGGATAATCACCAAAAGCAACATTAGGATTATTTACCCATGTTGCATTAGGTTTATTTGGTGCAAAAGTATTATGTTCTTGTATTACTTCGCCTTGAAGATTTTTGACTTCTGTCATTTTACAGCGTTTCGAGGATTGCCCCAATAAGTAAGTAGAGCATTAAATCGAGCTTGATTTGGAAATTGTAATTTTAAATTTTTAATATGTTTTAAAGCAATTCCATATTGTTCTTGTTTAATGGCATTATAAATAGGACTTTTTTCATTAACAACTTCAGGCCCAACTACATCTATAATATCTTGTAAAACAAATTGATGAGCTGGTTCAACTATTACACCAATGTCTTTATATATTTCACCAAAGATTTCATAATTTTCCCCTACACGTTTATTAATCATTTGAAATTTATCTTCATTAGTAATTTGCATTTTACCATCAAGTATCATTTGAATTGTTTTATCTTGTTCATCTTTTGACATACCATCTTCAGTATAAAATGCTCGTAAAGCTTTAACATCATCTTTATTTTTAAGATCAATAGGGTCGCTATACGAAGAATAATGTGTAAATATTAATGAATCACTATCAAACGATTCATTTAGCTCTTGTTGTTTTTTATCAACGGCAATATTTACTTGTGTTAATTCCGCAGTTATTTTTTCACTAATTGAATCTTTAATTTGATCATTCCATCCAAAAGTTTCAGCAATAGAATCTTGAAATTCTATAAAATTATCTTTTAAAGGTTGAATAATATTTCTTTGTAAAAATAATTCATTTTTATAATATTGTTCTCTACCTTCTGGTGTATCAGGATAATAAGCACCTGATACTACACCTCTAAAATCAAACATTCCTCTATCTTTATTAAAATATTTTTCTGTATTAGCTCTAGCTGTTTCTTGTGCTAATTCTTCCATTAAAGAACTACGTGTGTAGCCCATATTCATAGAGTATCTATTGTTAGGCGTCCAAGCTACAGGTACACCATCTTGCTTTAAAGATGTCCAGTTATCTTGATCGTTTTTAAACCATATATGGAATTGCTCACTTCCTTTGTCAGCCGTAGACGGCATATATTCTAATTTAATTTTTCCTTCGTCTACTAAATCATAAATACGAGAATAATAATCAGCTATATCATCACTTGGAAATTGCATACCTAATTGATTTGCTATTTCTTCTCCTGACATTGATTGCATTGTTTGAACAGTAAAAGCTAAAGCATTAGTTGATAATTGTTCTTTATTCATTCCAGTAATAGCTTCTGGTGAAGTGCCTTTTGACATTAATACTGGCCCATCTTTTACTTGAGAATGAAAAGCCATGTTACTAATATCATAATCTTTTTTTGACATTTCTAAAATTGCTTTAGGTTTCATTTTGTCAAATGCTTCTTGTATTTGAAAACTATTAGGAGAAGTATTATTACCTAAATTTTCCATTACTAATTGAGTAAGAATTTTTTTGTATTCAACTAAACCACTTTTTTCAATACTCATATTTTTCCAAAAACCTAAATAGAAAGTATTTTTATCTTGCATTAAATTTTCTAATTCAATTTCACCACCTAATCCTTGTTCAATTAATCCAGCATATTTTGCCATAGATACCCATTCCATAGCGTCAGAAGCTTTAACTACTTCGTCTTTAAAATAAAATGCAATTTCTTCATTTTCAGCTACATATTGATTTACTGAATTTCTTAATTCGCCTTTTGCTTTTTCATCAGGGTCATAAATCTCTTTCCATTTTTGTACGGCTGGAATTGGATTCATTTGATTTGATTTCCACGCATGATAAACATTATGCAAAGTTTCTGCTAATGTTCTATCTTGTAAACTTCCTACACCAATAGTATTTTTCCCAAGAGTTTGATTGTAAACAATAGCCATATTAACTAAGGCATTTTGTTCATCTTCACTATCTAGTTTTAATTTTTTCATTAACGTTAATGTGTCAATAAATTCTTGTGGGAAATATTCATCTTTTTCCATTTCAGATAAAATAGCTAATGTTTGTGATGGTATTTCCGTATCACCAGCATTTTTAATTGATTCAGCTAATTTATCAAAAGAGTAAAGACTATTAAAATCTGCTCCATATAATTTTCTATATTTAGCTTCCATGACAACATTAAAAGCATCACCTTCCCATTGTGTATCTTTTAACATTTGAATAGCTTGTAATTGATTAGCTTCACTACCTCCAAGCATAACACTTACAGCACTACGTAATTGTATATAATCGTTTCGTTTATCTATTAATTGAGTTTGTAAATCAGGGTCATTTTCAATTTCTCCATCAGCACCAATGCGTGTAGCATTAGCTATTAATTCATCTTTAGAAGGAAATACTAAATTAGGGTCATCCCAATTAATACTATTTAACCAATCTGTATTAGCAGTTTGAATATCTTTATTACGTTCAATAAAATCATTTTTATAAATATCTCTTTTATTTTCTATTTCATTTTTAACTTTGTCATAAATTTCTTGTTTTTCTGTTCCCCAATTTGGATGAGTATTATTCATTAAGATACCAGCAAATGTTTTAACCATAGCTGAATCTTCTTTTGATAAACCTAATTTATCAATTTCTTTTGGTTTAACTATACCACCCCAAACATCTAAGATTGCTTCTGTTACATATGTGCTTTCAATAGTGCCGTCTAATATACCGAATTTTTCACTATTAGCTAAAGCGTGTGTTAATAAATTAGTATCGTGATCTTGCAGTATAGGAAAATGTATTTCGTTTAAATAATCTTTATCTGCCCATTGTTCATGTGCTTCATTCCATAAAACAAAACTTTTTTCTAATTCAGCCATTTGATTAGTAAAAGTTGTGCCGTGTAAAGTTAACTCAGAAATACTTTCAATATTTTTAATATTTTCAAAAGTAAATTGTGAAGCTCTATTGGCAACATTTTTTATTACTTCCCAATCTCCGTCTGCCCCACTTATTCTAAAATCTTTATATATTTTTCCGTAATGATTATTACGTACAGAATTATATTGCGAAAAATAATCTAAATCATAATCCTGATCCTCATTTTGAGGCATATTTTTAGCTTGTTCATCATAATAAGCTTTTAATTCTTCATCAAATTTTGCTGGATTATTCCAATGTTTAAGAGCTAAGTCAGAAGCATAATTTTGTAATTGTATTTTTGCTAAACTATATTGTCTATTATCTTCAGCGTCTTTTAATTTTTTTGCTTGATCTGCAATTTCTTTTAAACGAGCCTGTTCAGCTTTTTCAGCTTGGGCTTTATCAAAATTTATTCTATTTTGTATTTCTTTTTTATTACTAGCATCTATTCTATTTTGTGTAGCATATTCAGTAGCTTTAATTTTTTGATTTTCAATTTTACTTGCTAATACATCTGCTTTTAATTGGTCATCCCTTGTTATTTTATCTTGTAAATAATTTATACCAGCGTCAAACAAAGGATTTAATGGTGATTGCGTAGGAGCATTAATACTTATGTTTGAGCCACTTGGTAGGCTTACTTGTCTTTTACCTCTTTTTAACATTATCTCGGTCTATAAAAATATCCTCTATTACGACTGTATCTATCAGCCCAACGAGTTTTGTTTTTAGCTAAAGTTGCTTTATGCAATTCTAATTTTCTTTGTGTTTCAATGTAGCGTTGATCTCGCAAATACATATTATGTTGTGCATAGGATGTTCCTAAATTTGCTACTAAACCAATTTCATTTAATCTCATTTGATCATTTAAATTTTTTAATGATCTATCAATACTTTCTGTTTGAATTTTCATTCCAAGTTCTAAAGATTCAATATCTTTTTTTGCAGTTTTTTTAACATGATTAGCAATCGCTTTAAAAGAACCTGAATCAAAAGGGTCATACCCTCCAGCACTTGCATAAGTTTCGTTATTAGCTTGTACTTCCAAGGAAGAATCTAAACGATCATTAATATCTCTTTTAGCGTTTAATGTTGTAGTTAATCTACTTGTATGTAGTTCTTGTAAATATTGTTTGTTTGCACTTCTTGTATTAAGAAAACCAAATATAGCTTTACCAGAATTTGCTAATAAAAATAAAGTAGCTGGGTCCATTAACTAAATTGCACCTCCAACGCCATACCTAAAACTTTTAAAGGTAAAGGGTCATTTTGTGTTACTGTTACTGTTGGGGATTTATCATATCCCAAAAAGTAAAATTCTCTTTTGCCAGTTTGTTTTGTCAAATCACTACCCACAGTAAATCCACTTTGTAATATTACTAATTCATGTGCCGAAGCCGTATTAGGCGACTTCAATGATACATCTAATGTATCAGCAACATCTATTATGCAACGCACTATTCTACGAGGTAATCCTGTAAGTGGCCCAGTATCCGTTTCAGCGTCTATAGGCATTGTTTCTAATTCAGGTGTATAATTAAATCCTACACTTACGCCTGTTGGTTGTGGGTCAACTGTAAACGTTAATGTGTCAGTTCCTGACACAGTAAAAGCTCCTAAAGACGAATTACCATAGACGGCATTAACTAATTCATTAGTATAAATACCATTTACCGTATGCAAAAATCCTTTAGTAAACGTAATAGGAGCATTATCTGCTGGGGAGGAAGCCAAAGCAGTATTTAATGTTAATGTATATGTACCACTACCATTGTTGGTAACAGCCGTTATTCTGTACGTACCTGTTACACCATTAATAGTAAATTCTTCTTGTATTTGTGGATTAGACGTTAATCCATCTGTAATTAATGTAAGTCCTGACTGCGAAGCACCTTTAACAAGAGGAGTACCACGTTGGGAGAGCGTGGAGGTGGAGGAGCAATCAAGACTTATAGAATCATCTTCGCCAAATTTTTCTAGCGTATAAACTGTACTACCATTTAATGATCGTTTACCTACACAAAATAAATGTTCATTAGCACTTGTAACACTATGAAATGTATCACCTGTTCGTGTATTCCATAATGTCCATCCAGCTATATCTTCATCACGTATTGAATGAAAGACAGCTAGTTTACCATTATGGGTAGAACCTGAGTTTGTAAAAATAGCAAATTGTTCAGGACGTGTAGATGAACCACTCAACATAGCTATATCTTTTGGGCTATCAATTAAATGGTTAGCTAACACCGATATATTTGTTGAAACATATCCAGCTTCACTATCAGAATAAATAAATTCTCTTACAGCTCTACCATTTTTTTGCGTATACAATGACGCTCCATCAAAAAGGATTGGGCGAGTACGAGAACACCCATAAGGAGTCTGTCGTCTAAAAACTATATTGCTAGGAGTAATAGCCGAAGTATCAGACGAAGTAGGTATTATGTACTCGCCACTATCGGTGAATATTTGAAGATTAGAACCTGAATACAGGTGACGTATTTCGTTGACTTGGTCACCACCAATAGCAACATCAATACCTTCACTTGATAATCCTGTACCAACACTAAAATTAAAATAATCGCCTACATGACTTGCATTTACAGAAGATGGTTTAGATTTAACACCAGCTATCCATAATCTATTATCGTGAAATGTAATTGCTTGAGGGTATCCTCTATGCGAAGATATAAGTTGTTCATCCCAATCAGATTCAGCACTTGTACCATCTAATGTTTCTCGAATATTAACTACGACTACAGTTGTATTTGTACGTGAAACTATATCTGCTTCTTTGCCACCAATACGAATTGTTTTTCCAGCCCAATTAGAATCACTATCAAAAATACCAGTTGAAGCTGTGACATTAACTGACGTACCTGAAGTTGCGGCTGGTGTTAAAGTTACTGCACTATCTTCATACTTATAATATGGTTGATACCGAGGGTATCCTGAACTATGAGAAGCCCAATCAAATACACTAGCTGTAAAAGAACTAGCACTTACTCGTTTAATTTTTATTGTTGGATTATCTCTATGGGTAATAAATACTGTATCCCCAAATTGAGCTAAATTTAATTCAAATAATTGAGCTGTCGTCCAATTACAATTAGTTGTATAATTGCTTTGAATAACAGCTCCAGCACTAGAATAAACATCTAACCGATTGTTAGATAGTGCAAATATTGCCACTTCATCATCTGAAAAAACAAATGGAAGTAATCTTGCTTCTGCTGGTAGTGTTTGTTTATACGTAGTACCTTGTCTACGCATTAAACCTCCACTATCCATCATATACCAATTTCGTAAAGTTTGAGCGCCATTAAAATAAGCTTTAGCGTCTGTTCTTGTTTTTAATAAAGGGTTAAGCTCTCCAGCACTAAAGTTAGATAGAACTGTTCTAAGTGTTCTAGCCATTTTACCTCGTAGATTGACGCAAATTAATAAAACGTGATTGATCTAATTGTTTTGTTGTTCTTTCTGCTGAATCAACATTTTTAGCTATTAAGTATTGTCGTTCAGCCATATCAGCAAATTGTTTAATCATTCCTGAATCTCTTGCGATTGAACCAGCAAATAAACTAGCTAATGTATATTCAAGAGCTAAAATAAAATGAGGAGGAAATTCTCCTTCATCAGCTCTATAAATATAATCACATATAACAGTAGATGTACTGCCATAGTTATCTAAAAAAACTTTATCGCCATATCGTTCATATGGAATAACCATATCATTAACTGTAAGAGTAATTAATTGAAGTAATTCAGGACTTGTTGGTAATTGATACGCATACGCATATCTACCTGTTGGTTCTGCTGTTAATAAACTTAATTGTTTTTGTTCTGTTGCAAATCGCCATCTATGACGAGTTAAAGAAGATTTTAAAATATCTTCGTAGACAATATTACATACATTAGCTTCCGTACTATTATCGGAAAAAGATGTAATGGTGTTTGCTCCAATCATTACAAGAGCTGTGGAGCATATATCTACTTTTGTTGTTGCCATAATATTTAAAACAAGGGGGGAAAATCCCCCCTCGTTATTTTAATTTAAGCAAGTATTACTGTTGTTACAGTTGAGCTTGAAGAAGCAGATACTATAAGAATATCTACAACTCCATTTGAGCCACCACTATTTACAAAAATAATATCTCCAGCAGTTAGGTTTCCATAATCTGCTAAAAAGTAATCAGCGTCATCAATGGTGCCGATAGCGTCTCCGTCTGTATAGTACCAAAGAGCATTACTATCTCCCATTTGAGAAATCTTTTTTACTGGGTTATCAGTTGAATAAGCCATATTGTAATCTCCTATCTATTCAGCACAAAGTTGTCGTCTAATTGCGTCACCATCAATCGCTACAGCTCCCATTGAAAGAGAAGAAGTAACAAGGTTAGATACTTTTTCAGGAATGTAGTTAACTTCCGTTTTAACATCCTGTCCAATACCTAGACCAGTTGATGATTTATGCCATGCTAAAGTATATCTATCAGAAGATACTTTAGTTAGCCCAGAGTGTACGAACCATAAGAAGCCCATCCATCTTTTTGCAGTAGATTCACCATTTGTGAAAGGTAAGTTTTCCGTACCAACGTATTCGGCACGAGAGAATTGATCAATACTCATTAGGTCACCCCATTGAGCTGGGCCTACAGCCCAATATCTTTGACCATCATCAGGTACATCATTTGAACCAAAAATATTTTGCATATTTTTAGCTTTGATAAGTGACATACCAGTAGCAGATGAATTAACGTTATTAGCGATAGACGTACCAGCGTCCAAAACATCAATTAGGATTTGGTCAGTTTTTCTTCCCAAAGCATAAGCGGCATTTTGTGCAACGACTTGTCTTTCGTCAATGTTAATTTTTAACTCATCCAGTTTGTCAATGTAGTCAGCGGCAAAGTAATCCGTTAAAGTTGCAGACACGTTAGAGTGAGCTAAGTTCATAGCAACTACTTCAGCATGACGTGCTTTTGTAGAAGCTGTTCCCTTTGCAACCTTTTGGAATTTTACACTAGAGCCACTAACACCGTTCACAGTTCTTACCAGATTTTTTAATTTAGAACCCATACGTTGATACGCCATGTGTACTTCTGATTCAAACTGAGTAATAAAAGCATTAGTAATAGTACTAGCCATTTTTATTCTCCATAAGTTAAGGTTTCGATTGTCTTTCGAGCTGGTTGAAAGTTATCCTAATGGGCAATCGTCTTAACTCTAAAGGTCTTGAGGGATTAATGACTAATCATCTTCCTTTTCGCAACGCACATTTATTATTTCTTCTATGCACCCACGAGGAATAATAGTTGTACGCCCTACTTCTGTATCACTTATATCTGCTGGTTGATCGGCTGATATTTTTATATCTGTATCAGTTTCTTGTACTACCCATCCCACACTATGAATAACAGCAGAATTAGTTTTAATAACATCTGCCATATCGTGCCAAGTACCTGAATCAACTTCTCTTGTATCTCGCCATATAATTAAAACTAAATTATATTTTCTCATACATTCTCAAAT